AGGATAGATTGTCTTTAATGCTGCCGAAAACGAGGTATTGTCTAAACTAGCCATAAGCTAATACTCCAAATAAAAAAATGGTGAATAAGTTTGTTGTCCTCATTCGCTCTTTCTTACTCGGCGAACAATTGTCTGTCTCTTCTATGCAGACTATCTCTTCTGACCCAAGATCTGCGCAGCCATCTTAAACCTATCTTCTCTAGACAGGTTCTCAGGACTTGTCTTCAGCTCACCAGACAACTTGTTTGATGAGAGGGTCGACGGTGGTCTCACTTGACCAGAATCTTGAGTAAATATGGAAGAAGGTTTGTCTTGAGGATTCAACCTGGCCTTAATCTTATTAAGGCTAAGCATCTTCCCTAACTCTTCTTCTTCGAAATACTTCTCAACAGCATCACATGCCTCTTTGAAAGAGAGCTCCACCTTATGCTTATTATAGTGCTCTTCGATGGTCTGGAAGACCACATCCCGAGCTCCTTTATAATTAATAAGCTCATAATCGTTAGCATTCTCTCTTATGAAAGAATCAATGTTTCGTTTGTAATTGTCAACAGCTCTAGACTTCTGAGTTTCTTCTTCGTTCTTCCTTTGTTGAGCTAACTTCTCTTCAAGCATTGCCTGTTGCTCTTGCATCTTACGCTCAAGCTCTTTGTAAGAGACATTAGGATTAGACTCTCCTCCTTGAAGCTGAAAATTCACAAGGTCATCGTAGGTAAGATCAAAATGCTTAAGAACAGCCATAGGATTTGATTTCGCATACTGTTTGAGCTGCGATATTTCTTTATACTTCGATAATTCCTCATTCATCGGCTTATATTTAGCTTCCATCTCCGCTTCACGAGCCCGTATCTGAGCTTCTTTTTTAGAAAGCTGAGAGAATTTCTTCGCAAAGTCCAAACCCTTAACGTCTGCTGGTGTTGCTTCGGTAGGAGATTGTCCTGAAACTTGTACACTAGGAGCTGCAGTAGCCTCTGAACTTGTAGTCGTTACCGTTGACTCGTTACTCATTCATTCACCTCGTCTATTGAGTTAATCCTGGAGCTAATGTTTGTGTTGGTAATGGCGCTGTGGGCATTGCTCCTGCTTGAGCTTGTTCCGGAGCAGGAGATTGTCCTTGTGGAGCTTGAGCTTGTTGCGTCCAAGTATCTACGTCCTGAAGAAAGAGCCTGATAAGAGAAAGTCTTGATTCAGGAACTTCATCAATCTGAGCCTTATTGTAGAACTGAAGTCCTAACTTCTTACCAAGAGCAAGGTTTGTGAACGGTTCTGGCTGCTCGTATTTACCTTTATCAATGATGTTCGAGAGAATCCTAAGAATATTGTTTAGATCTGCATTAGCCAAGCTCTGATAAGATTGAAGATCTGGGAAGTCTAATAGCTCTGCAGCCTGTTCTGGAGGGATAAGACCACCTTGAATCATCTCTTGAACAGTCTGGAGTCTGAATGCTGGACTTGATGGAAGAGCTGACGATGGGAATACCTGCATTACATAATCATCTTTCTCAACATCAACATCTTTAAAATTGATGTACTGCACGCCTTCGTTCTTTGAGAACACTTTAACTGTCGTCATCTTATCTGAAGACGCTAATGCCCTAGCTTCTTCTAGAACGAGCTCTGCAGCATCAACAAAGAATTGCTCACGCTTGCGGCCTTGAATGACAAATCTCTCTGTCTGGATGTCATTAAACTCACGTAGAGCCTTGCCTGAATCAAGACCACCCGGCTTCTGCGAGTTCGCTGATAACTGAGATACTCCTACAATCTCATAGGCTCTAGAGTAGAGAGAATCTAATTGTCTGAAGATATCTGGAGCTATGACCTGTGGAGCTATGACCTGTGGAGGCTGTCCAGAATGTCTAATGATAGCCCCAATCTGATTATTTAGATGCTCTATGACGATATCTTGGCCATTCTGAACAAGCATCTTGGGGCTTGAAAGAAGCCTCATCGATTCTTGGATGTGCCAAAGAAGCCTATTGATCTCTAACTGGATGCCTCTGAGTTCATCAGGAATACCTTGACCAAAGAAACCTACTGGCATCGTTGTCCATCGGTTGAAGACGAACGGGAAGGTCTTCCTATCCCATACTTCATCGAACAGATCGGCTGTCTCACAGACAATCACATGTCGTCCGTCCTTAGTGTTCTCTCCTGAAGGAAGCCTCCAACCCTCTACAACCAAGACAAGGTCTGCGAGCGTTGTAGCAAGTCCAGAATATACCTTAGGGGCTGCTAGTATTTGTGCTTTCTTCTTTGGATACAAAGCAGCTAATTGATTTCTATCCACCCATTTACGCTGATACAGATTTCTTGGTTTGCGATAATAGCCATCGAGCTCGTCAACCTGAAGCTCATCAGTGAGAACATTCTCAAAACAAATCTTCCCAGAGTCATAGTCTGAGAATACTTTCATCACACCTGTTCCGAAGATACACGTGTTCAAAAACGCATCGTATTCTACTTCGTAAATGCCACCTTCGTAGAATACGCCATCAACAAACTTCTGAAGCTCTTTAGCTTTCTGCTGCTGTATCCACTTGCCACCTGAAGTTAGGAATGTTGGCTTTACTTTATCTTTACACATCTTGGAGACAACTGTGTCTACGCAGCTCTTCACTACGTTCAAAGTAAGTCTTCTATCTTGTCCGAAGATGCTTTGACGATTCTGATCGTCTCTCATCATCGACGAGAACATCATCCCAGATGCATAAGTAGATGGCATATCTCCATAGAGACGATAATTCTCAAGATTCTTGAGGTTTCGATACTTCTGATTGCTATCGAGCATTCGCACAACAGCTACAAGAGTAGAATAAACGCTCCCAACATCTTCTTTGTACCAGGAGTTCAGTGCATTGACCCCATCCGCATATATTTCAACATCAGTCATCAGCTTATTTTCCCATCATAAGTACCAAACAGTAATTCTTCATCAGAAGGAACTTTGAACTGCTTCGGAGCTTCGGTTATCTTAACTTCAGGAATAGTTCTCACAAACTTAAGTTCCTTGTAGCTTGCGTCTAAGATATTATGTTCAATACAAAATAAGATAAACTCTTTTGCTTCAACTATATCCATTGGTCTTGCTCCTGTAATCGTTGTTGCTTGTACTTATCTGAAATGACTTTGAGCATCTCATTCTCTTGCTGTTGATAGTATTCAATGCTGCCTGGAACAATGTTACTGACGACTTTCTCTTTGTGGAAGTAATGATGACATTCTCTATACGCATATAAGAAAGCATCGGATATGTCGTTATGCACGGAAGGATCTTCCACAAGCTTACCTTGAGCATTCTTTATCTTCATAAGAGAATTCCATTCTTTGATAATAGCATGCTCTTCATCAACCTTTATCTTGCCTGCACATAAGTCTGCATTGACAAGCTCTATAAATGCCATCTTTCCTGCTTTCTCAGCAGCGTTGATATGAAGCCCAGTCCGCTGTTTCATCTCTTCGACAATCATCTTTCCTAGAGCTCCAGAGTCAGCAACAATGGATATAGGATTATGCTCTCTGACAAGCTTTAGGAGATGCTCCTGAGCTTCTGAAGTCGTTAGCTTTGTCTTTAAACTACAATCCAAGAGATATACATTGGGAGACTCTTTGATGTTGAAGCCCAGAACGACAAAAGCAGTGCCATCGTTATACCCTATGTCCATGCCTATCACTTTATTCATCTTGAACTTTGGCAGTTCTGAGTAGACGTTCTTAAGCGGATTAAACCTGTAGATCATGTCGTCCAGAGATTTAGTCCACTTACCAAAATACTCTCTCAAGAGGATTGGATTATCGTCAGACCATCCACGCTTTTGCTTGATGTCTTCTATGAACTCATTCGCGTCTATGATGTGAGGGTTGTCGAACATCGTCCAATGATGAGTTGACCACCCTAATCTTTTGTCCGTGGTTGCTTTGTAGAAATAGGATTCGAAGTCTGGAGAAGGTGTCCCAACGAGACACATAGAACCACGATTATCCACAAGAGCAGGGATAAGGATCTCGTCAACCAAAGTATCGATATGGCCGCGATAAGAAGCGCACTCATCGATACAAACAAGCTTATAAGGATTACCACGTAGGTTCTCCGATGTTGACTCATCATTAGCTCCGCACAGAAATATCATGGATCTATTCTCGAAATGGATTTCAAGGTCTGCTTCTTTGAACTGACACTTAATGCCTGAATCTTTTGTGATTCGCTTAAATATCGGCCACATGATCCTTTTGGCGCTCTTCCTTGTAAGTCCAATATAAGGATTGAACGTATTCGGATTCTTGATAGCGATGTCTAGAAGATAAGAAGCAAGAGCGAAGGATTTACCAGCACGTCTAGAACAGATGGCAGTTTTATACCTATTGGAGTCTTTTACGAAGCTTATCTGCTGATTGAACAGTTGACTCAGTAACTTCGGGTTCTGGGACGACAACTTCTTTAACAGAGCTCGTCGTAGCATTAAGTTTTGGAGATTTGTCGAAGGAGAGAACATAAGCGACATTTGTAAGTGGGACGATGAGGTATTCGTTGTGATCATATATGTGAAGGAGGTTTTCCTTCAATTCTAAGGTCAGTTTGTGGTTTACTGAGTCCAAATACCTTTGATTTAATGTCTTGAATTGGACCGGCTGTCCAAACAGAACCCGTCGAAGTAGCATTATAATAATCTCCAAATGACTTGTATGGATTAAATATCTTAACTTTACCTAGTACTTCTTTCTGATTGTATCTTGTATCGTGAGAACATAGAAAAGGGCTTGTTACACTCGCTTCATCGAAAAGCTGTTTGAATATTCCAATCCCTCTGAACATCTGTTTAACGAATGCAAAATGTATAATCGTAAATATGTTCTTCTCATAAACTATATATCCAAATATCTGATCTACATTTTGAGAGTTACAGGCAATAAGGATGTGAGATCTTCTTAGGATGAAATGGATAAGCTTGTGATGCTCCACGAAATAGACATCACTTCTAACGCCAGCATGCTTCTTATAAGATTTCATCCATGAGTTGGTGATGAAATTAAGATCGTCTTCCTTGAATGGTCTAAATCCTTTGACTTAAGATCAACGAGAAGGTTGTTTATTTGACTCTCCACGACCCCGAACCTCTGAGCTAATTCCTTATTCGTCTCAAGACATGGCTTGTCTTTATCCAAGTACATCAT